AACAAAATCAGCAAACGCTTTATCGTTAGAGGCAATTCCTTTTGCAAGATTCTCAGGCGTTCCTCCATCAACGAGTGCCTGAACACGAGCATTTAGTAAATCACGTTTTGATCCAATTTCACCAGTTTCAGCCATTGCTTTATTGGCTTGAGCATATTTTTGTGTTGTCTCAGCATTTTTTGCAATTGCTTCACGAGCCAAATTAGCCAATGCACTTGCACCTTGTGGATCAAATTGTCCAAGTCTTTGTGCGCCCATCATTATTGAATTAGGATCATTTAAATCAACCTCGCGCATTACTGCATTTCGTTGACTAATCAATTGCAATTGTGGGTCTTGACCACCCAATGCACCTGCTAAACGATTAGCACCATACATGATGCCAGTACGAGCCAAAGACATAGGATCAAGTTGACCCAATTGAGCCGATTGCGCTAATGCATTTTGATTTTGTTGTTGCTGGTACATCTCAGGAGTCATACCAAACAAACCACCTACTATTGAATCTGTCGCCATTTGGTTACTCCTTATCCTGCAAAATATGATTGCCCAGTTGTGGGATTTATGCCTCCAATAGGCTCATTTCCAGTAAATCCCCAAGGATTTGAACCTAATTGATACCCACTTCCGCTATTAGAAAGAGCATTCATTAACGAGGTGTTAGTTCCTGCTCCAATTAAAGCATTTGCCAAAGGATTGTAGGAAGACGCTTGATAAGCATAAGGAGCCGCCGCTTGTGCGCCTTGGGTAATGAATCTGCCTGCATTTGCACCATAAGCCGCCGCTTGACCGCCCAAACCAGCACCCAATGTCAATGGATTCTGTCCTAATTGTTCAATGCCACTTTGTACGCCAAGTGTATTTTGGAATGGAGACAACGCACCAACTTGACCTTGTTGATACTGACCAAGCAACCCTGCGCCTTGACCAAACAATCCAGCACCAAAAGCAGTTTGTTGTTGACCAGCCTGTTGAGCACTTGCCGCCAATTGAAGGTCTTGCATAGCCCTAGCATTAGCAAGAGCCGCCGCTTCTGGATTAGCCGCCATCAAATTACCGCCTTGAGCCACAGATAAACCTGTACGACCTGTGTTTTGCAGTTGGTTTGCTAATAAAGCAGATTGTTGTTCACGGCTAGGGGCAAGCAAAGCAAGTTGATTGGTCATGTATTGTTGAGCCGCTTCTTGAGGAGATTGGGCTAAATACTGTTGACCAAGGTTAAACAAACTACCTGCCGCACCTGTTAATGGAGCATATTGCTGTTGTGCTTGCTGTGCTTGACCTAATTGCTGACCCATCAAACCAGATAACTGATTTTGATAGGCTTGATACTCAGGAGATACGTTATATCCTGCGCCAATCAGATTGCCGTTAGCATCCGTTTGGAAGTTGCTTGATCCATAACGGGTGGTTATGCCAACAGGACGGAACTTAGCCGCATCTGCCGCTATCTGAGCCGCACGAACTTGTGCATCAGCAGAAGACCTTGCCGCATCTGCCGCAGATGAGCCACCAAGCGCACCGCCTAACAGCGATAGTCCTCCACCAATAAGTGATGATTCCATTCCCATTATGTTCTCCTAACAAACATCTGTCTTGATTTGCCGTCTAAACCAACAAAATCCTTGAAATACTCAAAACCAAAAATCTTCACAAACTTCTCATGCTTTGTGTCACCAATATCATGTATCGCATAAATGTCCTTTTTATAGGATTTGAACAACTTGTCAAAGTCAATCTTTAGTTGATTCTTAACAGTTTTGTTCCATTTCATACAATCACAATGAATAAAAGTAAATCCACAATCATCCTCAAAGTACACAACGTAATTCTTGGTTTTGATTACTTCTACTTTCAATACTTACCTTCCGCAAACACATTCACAAATACAGTTCCGTCTTCCAATGCCTCAATCTCATGCCACTCATTTGCAGGTAAAAGAATAGGTTGTGTATTTTTATTTATAACTATTTCTTTGTTTTCTTTTCGCAACGTACATGAACCAGCATGACATACAGTTAAATGCTCAAAAGTGTGTTCATGGCGTGGCAATCCCTCACCTTTATTTGCGTGATACACAGCATTATTGCCCCCCCCGAAAGAGAACATATGCATATGAACAATACTTTTAATCATTAAAAAGTCTGAGTTCCTGTTGTTTGACCTTCTGGCGCTGGTACTGGTTTTGCCCAATCTGGGACGACATAATCAGCAACAACGCCAAATTCGCCAGCCAAACAACGATTGTAAATTTCTACGCCATGCGCCATATCATCCCAAGGCGTTGCATGAAAAGGTATGGGGTCTCCACCAAGATGTTCAAAAACAACTACGCAGTCAATCCCACTTTTATCAATATTCCAAGTTGGATTTGTTACAGATGTATATTTAATTTCCATTTTTTTCTCCTTTAAGAAACACGAACGTACGAACCCATAAACTGAGATCCATATGTATAGTTATTTCCACAGCAACCGTTATAAAGAGAACTAGATGCTCCTACCCAAGAACTCATTAATCTCCATGTACCTGATAAATTTGTTGATCCTGACGGAGGTTGTGAACCAGTATTTCCAACTCTAGTAACAGTAGTAGGATTACCCAAATTACTCCAGTAAGTTGTGTTAACACTGTTTGGATTTGAAGCATTTGTTCCCGCTGACCATAATTGAGAGCCACTGGCGATTTGTGAAACAGTAGTAGGGTAATAAAGACTGCTACCAGCAATAGTTGAACCCGCAAGTGCATAACTTCCTTGATAGGCTGACGTGATCATTATTGAACCAATGCCGCCAAAAGTAGTTGTAACTACTGCACCAGTTTGACCATTAACAGAAGTTACGGGAGCAGATGCAGGAGTAGAAGATTGCCAAGTAGTTCCATTGGAAGTCAAAACATTGCCAGTAGTTCCAGGCGCAACCACTTGTAAGGCACTTGTTCCATTGCCCAACAACACATTGTTTGCCGTCAAAGTAGCAGAACCAGTACCGCCTTGTGATATTGCCAATGCAGTTGTAAGACCAGTAATTGAGGTAATGTCAGAATTAGCACCAGAAGCCGCCGCACCTAAATTAGTTCTTGCGCCAGAAGCAGTTGATGCACCAGTACCACCATCTGTAACAGCCAAATCAGTAATACTAGAAATTGTTACTCCAGTAATAGACCCACCAGTTATTGCGGCAGTAGCATTGTCTGTCTTGGTTGCAACAGCAGTTTGAATGTTGTTGAACTCAGTATCAATCTCAGTTCCTTTAACAATCTTTAAAGGATTACCAGTAGAAAGACTATCTTTACTGGTGAAGTTGGTTGCTTTGGTGTAGTCTGTCAAGATAAATCTCCTTATGTAATCTTGCCATTTTTGGCAAATATCTCAATCTTTTGGATACTCAAAGCCAAACTATTGATGTCCATCTCATAGCCAGTTTGAATAACCTTACCCGAACCCGTTGGATAAACACTCAATGTCTGCAAAGCAACACCAGGCGAGTATTCAGCCCCGTAATTGTATTCAGCAATACCATAATATGAAACCCCTTGTGCAGGGATTTGGACAGATTGCGAGTAATAGTTACCCGTAAAGTCATATCCCCACTTAAAGGTCACATATTGATCGCTACCACCAATCACAACTACTTTGAGTTTCTTCAAAATAGACGAAACAGAAGGTGCGCCAAGGTCTGTATGATTCGTAAAATACTGAAAGCGGTAGGTGGATGTGTTATCAAGATAGCCAGAATAGGTAGCAAGGTAGCCCCCTTTTCCTATGTATAAAGTGCCATCTTGCTTGGTTAACAATGCTTTTGGCTCCATAGAGTCCCAACTTGTTACTCTAGCCGCGCCATCAGGCAAAGTACCCTTCATATCAAAGCAGTAAACTGACTTCAATACGGGCAAAGTCAACAAGTAAATGGCTTCTTTACTGTTGTATACAGACTTGATGGTAGACAAGGTTTCCCCTGCCACAGCAGAAATCAAGTCATTACGGACATTCTTAGACAAGTCACGCAATGGCATGGACTTCTCTTGGATAGTCCTCAAGGCACTACGCACACCGGTGGATGACAAGAAAACCAAGTCACTACCTGTATAAGCCAAGGAATCCCTAGCCACACAGCCAATTCCTGTGATGACATCCTGTAAAGACATCGTAGAAGGTGTTGTTGCTCCTTGGTAGACCAAAATATTGTTCTTGCCAAAGATAAACAAAAAGCCGTTATGCGCTCCCAAAGCGACAATTACATCGCCACCTCTAGGCCAAACAGTCGTGGTATCTAGCGTTCCTGCCGTACCCGTATTCCACTTGTTTGCCAATTTGGTATCACACCATTGAACAGTCAGTTTGTCAGTAGCGGTATCGGCTGTCCAAAGCCTTCCATAGGCACTTAAAGCCGTGTTTGCCAACTGAACAGTACCTGCATAACCAGTCAACTCGCTAATGCGTCTAAACGTGGTTGTAGACAAGGCAGGATCAAATACCAATGGGTCATAACCCGACTGGAATAGATAGAGTGCGCCAGCCAAAGAAACCATCTGCCAATTGTTTGCAGTAATCGTAGGGGCAGTACCGCCACCACCATAGGTCAGCGTAACAATGGTTGAACCACTCAATTTATAAAGTTTGTTGTTGCCAGCCATGATGGTGTAAGAGGTGGCATCAGCAGTCACCACCTCACCAATGGAGGTAATATCATTGGTAGATAAGTCAGTATTGACAGCAGAATTAACCTTTGTCCAACCTTTTCTAGCACCAATACGACCATATTGGTCAATCACGCAGTTATTCGCAATAAGTGCAAAGCCTTGAGCCAAATCCAAAGACGAATCTTGGGTATTCAATCCGAAAAACCCAGGCGCAGTTATAGAAAATGCTTGTATTGGTTGACTCATTTGTGATTCTCCAAATAAGCCAAAGCATTATTTAGAATTTCTTTAGACTCTCTAAATTTACCTAGTGCCGTATTGCAAGCATGGCATAACAAATCTCTTATTTTATTTGTTTTATGGCAATGATCTACGTATAGTCTTTGACTAAATGCTTCTGTTTCATCGCATTTGCAAATAGCACATTTATGATTTTGATCTCTTAGTTTTTGATTAAATTCCTCTAATGTCATCCCATATTGAGTTTTTAACCAATACTTTCTATTTTGTATTTTCCAATCGTATTCTGACATAGAATTTTGTTTAGCAATACGATTTGCTTTTTTACAAGGTTTACAAACCCAAGCATACCCACGAGCCTTTTTATTTGCTCTTACAAAAAGACTTTCGTCTTTATGTTCTTTACAGGTATTACATAAAAGTTGAGCCATTAAACAGCCTCAAATTGATCGTTTTCAGGCGATCTAGCCAACTCTAATGAGATCAAGTCAGACAAACAAGACTTGTATAGCGCATAGGCTTCTGAACTATTAAGACCACCATCCTCACCACGCTCAACCAATGCACGAGCAAATGCACCCAAAACGATAGGTTCTTTTGCCAACAAAGTGGTAGATGTGTCAGTTGTAAAGTCTGCTTCAGGAACAATTAGGCTGAATCGAATACTGTATACAGCATCAGGAACAGGCCAAAATACTACCTTAATGTCGCCATTGGTATCTACGCCTCTTACTGTGTAGTAAAGAGGAATAGCCTTTGTTGGGTTAGGAATCGTATAGTAATACGAGTCATATTGAGCATGAGATAACGCTTCTAACTGGTTGTATGCAGTAGTGTTAATCACATCCATTGTTTTGTAGCGAACACCAGCACCAGTCAGGCTATAAGGGCCAGTATTATTGGCAGACGTAGTAACAATAATTGGAGTATTGAAAGCATCCCAATCATAGGAATCAGACACTTGACGCTTGGCATCATTTACATATTTGCCAACAAGAGCAGAAACTGTGTTTTCGGAAACAGTTGATACTTGTGGTTCACGCATACGAACCAACACATCATTAACCAAATATAGATAGGTAGGTAATGCCATTACTTCTTCCCTTTATTTCTCGCAGAAATCGCTTTTGCTTTTGCCTTTGCGTCAGCCTTGGAGGAAGCCCCCCATGCTTTTAGAGAAAGAA